CAACAACCATATCCCCAGTGATCGGGGTCAGTGCGTTAATTTGAGAAGTTGTATATACGTTTAAATCGCTCATTATGCGTCGTTGTTATAGGTTTGCCAATCGGTCCCGTCGAAGATGTAGAGATCGTAGGTATCAGTTCCGAACATGATAGTACCGGTAGCATCCCCAGTCCTCAATCGGATGTTTGCTTCGGTATCTCCCGATGCATTGTATTCTGCGAGTGCAGTTATTACAGCCGCATTTACATTATCGATATCGCTTATGGAAAATGTTCCTCCGTCCGCGACATAAATTGCATTGGTGTCAGTCGCAACTGCAACTGTTCCATTGGCCGGATCGGCTATGGCGAATATATTAGCCGCGGTATCACTAACTGAAACGGTGACATCTGCTATGGTCGCTACGAAATTTCCATAGCTTCCAATCTGTGCTTCCAATGCAGAAATCTGCGCTTTTTGCGCGACCTGAGTTTCTGCGGTTGGTGCGGGAACAACGAGTTCTCCCGTTATTGTACCTCCAGCGAGATTAAGTTTTTCTGCGAGTTTAACATTAACTGCGCCACCGATTTGAGATAGAATATTAGCCATAAAAAAATTGTGTTAGAGCGGGTGAAGTTCAGGTCTGATAATCCTATAAAACAACAAGGTCTTCAATCGGTTGCGGTGTAAAACTTTAATCGTCGCCCAATGCGGCAAGAAAATCACTAACCTGTAGATTATCAGAGAGTTCCTTAAAGGTATTTAAACTGACCGGTGCATTTTCAACAACTTCGGTTACATTTTCTGTATTTGCATTTACCTGACTTTGAATAATCGCAGCCTCTTCTTTTGTCATGAATAGATCGACTACTCGACCCACATTCGCATTTACACTAGTTACCGTATTTGGGTTATCATTTGCACCAGCGCTATTATGTACTGATATATCGCCCATCGTTCCTATTCCTCGTTAAAGCGGTGCCAATCAGTTCCGTCGTTTATAAATATATGATCAACATCTTCTGCGAATTTAATATTGTCATTCCCGACCGGTGCGGATCTTACAAAGCTATCCTGACTCGCTTCTAAAGGTGCGATATTAAATTGAGCGATCGCTGCGGATATTCCCGTCGGGCCGCTGGCTGGCGGTGCTGCCGATACTTCGCTTGCGCTTATTCCGCTAGGTCCGGATGCGGGTATCGCTATGCTTGCGGATATATTACTCGGCCCGCTAATTGGTGGGCATGCAGTTCCTGATGAGTGGCACGCGTGGTTTAACGGACGCGGTTTCGTATTATTGGAATCGCAAGTCCAATCAATTCGGGATACAGTTTTTACATCTGACCCCCATCTGGAAGCGACGGGCATAGGTCTAAGGTCTTAGGCTACCGCAAGAGCAGTAACCGAGGTGTCGTTTAGAACTTTAAACCCACCTTGGTTTTTTGCTGCGATACCGAAGTGGTAAGATCCAGTGGTCAACGGTTTAGGTGAGCTTGTGGATAATGCCGTAAGATCTGTGATACTCTCTACAAGTTCCAAGCCTTGAGCACCTGCGGTAGCGCCTCCTTGAATAGCGTCGAGCTTAGTTTGAAGCTGAGCTGCGGTAGTGAAATGGCCGTTAGCAGTCGCATCGCAGACATATACTTCATAAGTTTCTATATCAGAAGTGTCGGCTGGGATGGTCGTCCAGGATATATTTATATTTGCCATGTCTATATTATCAGTTCTTTATAATACCTTATCAAGCGGTTGTGTTTCTTTTAATCTTAAACATTTCCGGATGAGAAACCTTTCGATTTTTTACTTCGATCTTAAGAACTTTTTCCGCAAGAGCCATTGGCGATAAGCCTTCAAGCGCGTTAACGACAGCCTTGATGGCCAGTGTTTCTTCAGGCGTTGTATCACGGTCAAGCATCTTTGATAGATAACGAGCGCGCTCTTTTTGAAAGCGTTTTTCCAGATGGATAAAAGATTCATCGGTAGTCAGTTTTTTTATGTCCGCGAGTTGATCGAAGACTACTAGGTCGGTCATGCAAATTAGTTCTAGAAAATATTTACGGACGTATCCCCAGCGAAAAGATTGTCCATCCAAGCGATTTTAGCGTTGTCAAGACTGCTAGTGACATCCGCAGTAATTAACTCGTTGGTATTTGAATCGGTGTCTAAGGTGACAAAGTTTATACCCGTGGTACCTCCATCTGTGCTGTAGAATGGTACTAAACCGCAATATACTCTGTAGTTGTCTGATACTGGTACATCCGCAGCTTCATCTATCCAGAATGCAACGCTTGAAGGCGCACCCGCGTTTGTAGAAGCCACATCAAATGTGTGATTTCCTTTATCCGTAATAGGTGTGTAAGATATAACTCCACTCACTTTACTGATGTAAGAGAGCCTAAGGCTAGCGCCTCCGACAAAAGAAAAGCTCCATTCGTATGTCACTTCAGCAGCTTTAGGGGCGGAACCGACAGAGCCTGCTCGATTTGTTTTCTGAACAACGCCCGTTGTTCCGTCGTAACCAGTGCCAAGAGATGATCCAAATTTTGGATGGAAGTGTCCTAGTTGACGCTCCACGGTTGTTTGATTATCGATCTTTCTAATATCTAGCGCTCGTTTCTGCTCCAACCGGAGTTCTTTAGTGTTTTCTTTTGCGTGAGTGTACTTTTTCATAAATTATCCTTGGTATTGGTTCATGCCTTGTGGGTTACTATTACCCATACCAGCAGTAGCCGCTTGAACGCCATCGGTTGGCTCGGGACTTTCACCCTGTGATGCAGCGTTGTCACCCAACATCTTAGCAATCTCAGCTTCACTCTTTGGATCGGCCGGTGCTTCAGGTGGTAGCAATTCATCAGTCTTTTCAAATCCCATGGCATCAAGAATACGCTTGAGCATAGGACGGATGAATGGACGCATCTCCGGAGGTGATTGGAAGTATCGATCCTGGGTCTGCAATGCTAAATTCGCTTTCTCTATCGCTCGCTGTCCTTGGTCCTGAGACAGTATGACTCGAACATTGATTCCAATGTCCTTAATCGCATCAGGAGACATAACACCAAATGCACGGACATCGCCTTCCATGTATTCAAAGACTTCTTCTTCATCAATGGTGGCCATGGAAACTTGTACAAGCTTAGTCAAGTGATCCTCAAATCCACGGACAATTCTACGCATCCATCGACGACCAATCTTCGAAGCTTCGCGAAGGGTTGCTTCTACGCCTGTTGCTGTATTAGCCGGAGCCAAAGCCTGAAAATCTCCCTGTGCCATGTTGGAAACCCCAAGCCATAGCTGGACAATTCCAAATACAAAATCAATTAGATCCTGGGTTCGAACATCGACATTGGGGACAGCGGCAAAGTTTATAAAGTCATCAATGGTATATTGATCCTTCAATTCAAATATCTTACCAGCGTGCAATTCTACATCCTCCGGCTCATCTTCTACGGCCTGCGGGTTGACACCTATGATCGGGTTCGCAGCAAGTTCATTCCTATAGCTTTGAGAATTAAATTGTTTATCTACATATTCCTGAAAAGATCTGATTCGCTCGGGGAGACTTTGACCACACCATTTATTACGCTCTTTTCCAATCGATACCACGGTATAGGGGACATGATTATCGGGAGTCAGTTTTGCCACGAATTCATAGAAGATCGGTTTTTCAGTTTCTGGATCTATGAATATGCAAAATTCCTGAGGGCTTCCGGTTCCAAGTACATCTCTTTTCATCCAACATTCAAGTACTTGCATGCTTGGATTTTCTTCTGAATCGAAATCTAAGTTCTCCGTTCTTTCCTCATTCTTTTCAATCGGACTTCTTGGATTAGCGTCTTTATTTAATAAATTATAAAAATCTCCAAAGCTTAACCATTCACGCTCAAGGAACATTTCCTTAGCCCAATTCAAATCTTTGTCATACATTTCCACAATGATATCTGCATCCTGTACAGATTCTGCATGGCTAGGACATAAGAAACGATCTGAGTCGACGACCTCCGACCTTGGACCTTTGTACTTTACCATTTGAGTGGGGACTCCTTCCGGAAGTGGTTGGAATTCGTGTACACCCGGAGTCATTACGAAACTGGGATCAGATGCAAGTCGAAGTTCTGAGTCTCCGGTCATTGGGTTCATTTCTGGAATGAACTGGTCTTCGCCTTCGATTATTGGTCCTTGTCCTGGGATCTGTTCAAATTCCTGAGTCTGTAAATTAAAGAGTCCATTTCTTTCGTAATCGTACCAAGTGGAAACATCTTCTTCGTATACCGCTTTCAGGACTAAAGCCCGTTGGATAAATAAATGGAGGTAAGATTCTTCGAGTCTCTCTCTGGTATTTGCCTGATCCTCAATCTTCCAATTAAAGTATTTATCGTAGGTCTCCGCCATATCGATATCGCCTGCTCCCTGAGCTTCGAATTTAAAGTATGGAGAAGTACCTGTGATCTCATCTTCAGCGCGAGCCATGAAGTGGTCCACCACTAAGCTGGTCATAGGAACCGACAAATTAGAGTGACTAAATATTCCGTCGTACCCTACCCGATCTGTACGATCGTTGTGATACATTTTCCACGAAATCTTATCGTTCTCAATGCGTTCCCTATTATCCTCTTTTAACTGCTCAACACGCTCTAGTGCGTATTTTACAAGTTTCTCCTCCTGTTTTTTTGTAAGCCGTAAATTTGTTTGTTTCATGAAATTCCAAGCGACTGTGCTTTCTTGATGACCTTAACATATGCATCATGTTCACGCTGTTCGAGTTGTGCAATGCGTTGCAATTTTTGATCCTGGGTTAAGCTTTTTGAGACTTCGACCTTCGACTTTTGAGCTGCTACCTTTTTCTTAAAGGCATCGGCATATTTTATATTGCTTGATAGGGCTAACAATCCTTTTAAGTTTTTCTGAGCTTCATTAAATTCTTTTGGACCGGCGATCTTAGCTGCTTTAATCGCACGATCTGCGATCTTGTTCGCTTCCCGAACTTGGTAGTATAAGTTCTTAACTCGCGAGCCGTGGGTCGTGGATCGGTAGAAGCGATTTGCGATAGGCATCTTATTCGGATCAAATTTACCGTAATCCTTTTCAGCAGACATTGCGGGGAATAATAGACCGCCAAACATCGCATTCGCAATCTGCCCCGGACCACCAGCATACCCGAGAAGTAAGTGCTCCATTTGACTACCTGAAATATCAAATTTCATATCGGTGCCTTCTAAACTATTTAATGGGCTGCCTCCAAATAATCCACCGACTGAACCTTTTACTTCATCACTACCGCCAAGTAGATTATTAAGTCCTTCTGAAAGTGCCGTCCAATGCTCCTGAGTTCTTTTCGGATCCATCATATGTGCAGGCTTAGGTGCTTCATATGGACGGTCTTCATTGCGGATAGGCATATCCATAAAGTTTTGATTTGCCCATAATTCGGCTACCGGTTTTCCCACGGTTGGGATCATTGCGGTTGCTAATGTTGAACCACCAATTGGATTAAAGGCATTTAAAGTAGCGTTTAAATTTCTAGTTAAGAAATCAACTGCTCCCGCTCCACCACGTCCCATAACTGTTTTTGCAACGAAGTCCCCAGCTGTCTGTCCTAAAGCCCAGAACATGTTATAACCAAGAGGGAGAGGTATTCCGACATATCCGGTATTCTTATCTCTTGGATCTCCAATGATTGCCATGGTGTCCCTGCGATAGGATGAAATTGTATCGTAATCTGGAATAGGCTCGTCCTCGTCGTCATCCATAATTCGGTTGAATAGACTGAGACCGAAAGACGCACCCGCGATTGTGAGAATTAATTTTTTACGCTCTGCTGGACTGCGCTTTTTAAATGTGGACATCATTCGATGCATCGAATTCATGGATGCACCAAAGAACACAAATAATGAACCCATGGTCTGGGTCATTTCACCTTTTTGATTGAAATCAACCGTTACATTCCTGGATATAGTCGCTGCCTGATGTACGGTATATCCCGCTTCCACAGCAGATGCGAATGCAGACATACGGATTGAATTCTCAACTCCGGTATTTGTGACATCGAGCAAATTAACAAAAGAATTCCATGCTCCACGCATACCCTTTTTGGACTTGGTGTCGTACTTCTCCATATCATCAAGAAGCTCGGGAACTGACTTAGCTCGGAAATATCCGACCTTTGCACCAGCTTCTTTTGCTAATTGATAAACTCTTTGGTAGTCTCCTTCGCTGATTAGTTTTTTAGCGTACTCTTCTCTTGATAAGCCTTGGGGATCAAGCTGTATCATTTCTCCCTTATACGCTTTTCTTTCAACCTTCATTGTTTCAACTAAGAAACCATATAACCGCTTCCGGCCGAATGTAGCTTTAACAAATTTCTTTTTGTCGTCCTCGGATAAGTGAATAAATGCAGTACCAAGATCTCGAATAAAATTGGGTATTATGAAAGCGGGATTTCTTGAGGTGAACATACTCGCCATAAATCGCGTGACACTATTAACACCTTTTAAAAATGTAGGAAGCGCTTCGTATCTAAGATTCTTAATGGAACGAGCAACCCGGCCACCATTCGCATCCTTCTTAAACTGTACATAGTACGGGACACCGTTTTTACGGTATACAAAAACATATGGGTCATTTTGAAACTCGGTGCTTATTTCCCGGGTGACCATTCTTAGACCTTCAACCTTTTCACCGTCCACAAGAATATCTTTTTCTACAATCTCGTAGTCTTTTTTAATGTCGATTTGTTTAAAATCTTTCTCAAAGATTGCATCCTTACCCTCAAACATTTCGCGGGCGGTTTCTATAATGCTTGGGTCTTTTTCAATCCGTTCTAAAACAGCGGGCGGTAGAGGTGCAAGAGGTTCACCCTTGGTGATTTCTGTTCCGTGATATGCTACTGCTCGGAACAGTTCAAAGGCTGCTCCAAATGAATTAGACACTTCATTCTTGGCTCCTCGAACTCCTCCTTCAAAATACTGCTGTCTAGCAACAGCAAATACCGTTTCTGGATTCGGCCCGACAGAATCTTCTTCTCTTCCAAACGCTCCCTTGAATAGAAATTTATTTTTTGGCTGATCCCATGCACGACCGGATGACGAGCTTGATTTTCCCACAACTCCATAAGCTTCTTCTTTTTCATACAGAGTATCAGTTCCTCCCTCGAAGCCCTGCATCGGTGCGTATGAATAATTGCTGTCTTTCCCGGCAAACTTATAGCTGAATTTAGAACCTCCATCCTTTGTCCAATTAAAAAACGAACTGGCCTGAACCATTGCTTTTACTTCGTCGATAGAACCGGAGGCTGTGCCGTCTTCTAGAGCTTCCGTTGCTGCTCCGGGGCCTTGAATTAGCCCTGACTCCGCCCTATGATCTAATCCTTCACGATTCATGTCATAGAATTTTTGAAGAGGTTCTCTGCTATCCTGTAAAAAATTAAGAAATGCCGGTTCAGCTTCCATTTTCTTAACCACTTGGATTGCAATGTCCGTAGCAACTCCGCTTAAATTATCCCCACGCTTTTCAAGCATTTCTTTTAAACTGTTCTTCTTATCACCGTCATCTAATTCATTCATCATCTCGGTGTACATCTTCTTGAGATGGATGTTTCTACTCGGTGCCATACGAGCAATTAAGTACTCGCCAAATTCTTCCTGAGAAATTCCGTGGTCACTTAGCGCATCCATAATAGGCTCGATAAAACGCATTTCTGCCTGTTTTACTTGCTCATCCGTTTTACCATAGTATTGATGCCAAAGACCGCGGACATCTAACTGGTCTAGTAATGCCTGATCTTCTATCCCCATATCGCGAAGCGCATCGCTAATAAATTTTGTACCCGCTCGGGACTGGTCAACAAATGAACTGATAATATCTCCGGATTTTAAATCATCCTTCTTCTTGGCAAAATAGTCCTTCAATGCTTTCTTACCCTCATCATCCAATCCAACCTTATTCGCCATGCGGGTAAGAACGGTAGAAGCTTTCAATGCGTCTGTAGAAACTCCCGATGATAGTGAGTAGCTTGAGCCGAGGGCTACCTCTGAA